TAAGACGAACAGGTTTTGCTTCTTTTAAAAATCTATTATAACAGTTTTTCCAATCTTTAACAATTAATTCAACCAATTCCCAAAACTGTTTTGACAATTCTGTTTTTTTAAAATAAGTGAATGCGCTATAGCAATTAGGAAGATCGTTTTTAAAAAATGTTTCTCTATAATAAGAATTTGTTATTAATTCATTTCTATATGTAAAAACTTTATCTGTAATGAGTAAATCAAAATTTTTACCCATATAACTCCACCACTGACTAACATCCGACAAAAATAGCATATCAGAATCTAATATTACTGTTTCTTCGTATGGAGATATATGATATAATTTCCATCGATTTTCTATTTTCCATTCAGAATTAAAAGCATCATCGTACCATTTGATAGGTAAAACTTGATCAAAAACATTATAATAATGTTTAGGAACAGCATCGGGGATATCAGTAACTAAAGTTATTTTATTAATTTTAGATTGTGTTAATTTAATAGACATAGCCAATGCATATGCCATTTTAACATAATCATCAACTCCGTTATTTTGTGCAAGAACTAAGTATCCTTTATCCATTAATTACCTCTAGCAATTTTTCTTCATGTCTACCAATACTAAATTTATTCATTATATGAACATTTTGATTATTCGTTTTTGCTAATGTATATTCACCAAGATGCTGTTTCTTTTGAACTAAAAAAATAAAAGATTTATCGTTATCAACTCTTATTAATTCATCTCTATCTAATGTATAATAAATTTCACATGGCAACGATGATGGATTTATCTTATTATTAAATCCTCCCATTATATGGATTGCTATACTAAACACATAATCATTACGGAGTAAAGGAGCAGTTATTCTATAAGCAAATCGATAATATTCATAATTTTCTACAATATGTTGACATAACCCAAAAAACGTTTTTGTCCACAAATTCTTTTTAAAGTAAAATGCCGTGGCCCAAAAGAAATCAATTCCTTGATCGCTGACTCTATCAAATTCAACAGCATTTCTATCATTTGCTAAATCATAAGATATTCTATTAATCATAAAATCTTCATCTGAATCCCAAACATTATTAAGACGATCATTGACTATTAATAAATCTACATCTATAACTAAGGTTTGATCATAAGGAGTTAATTCATATGCCCAAGCTCTGTGTGCATTTTTAAAATCTGCTTTTTTAAAGTCTAAAGATCCATCATAATATCTTCTATGTTGGTTAACATTAATATTCAATTCACTTGTTAAAATTATTTTATCAAATATTTTTTCTAAATCTAACTTATCTTCTTCTTTCATCCACCCTAATGTTCCTTCATTGGTTACTAAACTAATTGGAACATTTAAATTCTTCTTAACAAAGTGAGCAGAAATATATGCCATTTTGCCATAATCTATTTGAGAATTATTATATGCAAAAAACAATACACCTTTACTCATTTTCAATATCCATAATTTTTGCTATCGATCTCTTAGATTTTATCTCTATGTATTGATGATAATAAGAGTTTGTAGCCTCAACATAGATAGAAAAAATATTGTCTAAAAATAATTTAACATCGCTTATCATAAAAGGATTTTCAAAATCATCTAATATAACAATATCTTCAGAATGTCCTAAAGTAACTAGAGTTGATAAAAAATTAATTAATTCTCTATTAACTGTAAATCTGTGTCCAGATTCGTGATATAAACAATTTTCTTTAAATTCTTGTTTTAATAAATCTCTTTGAGTTCCAAAAGTTACCATTAAATTGGCTACATCGAGTGCTTTTTTTAGACGATCGTCCATAGATATTCTCCAACGTACTACTTATTATAGCATCAGTTAATATAAAAAAATATCGAATTATGATCCAGATGTTAAACTTGTCGTTGTAGTAGGAGTTGGCGCTGTAACATTAACATTTGTTCCAGATGGCCTATACATACGAACTGTATTTGTAACTGTTCCTGTTACATATTCATCTATACCAAATGGAGGATGCAAAGTAGTCTTTTTGTCTTGAAGATATAATTTAAGATAAAGATATCTTGCTCCACCATTAGTATTACTAGCCACATCACACGATACTGTAAATTTCATATCGTTAGTAGCATACATTGATGCTCCATTAATTTGTCCACCAGATCTAATATAAATTTGTTGTTCGGTATTTGTTAATTGATAAAAACCAATAGAACTTACTTGAGTTCCAGATAATGAAAAGTTCTTATAACTAAAAGAAAATGTTCCAACATTTATAACAGCATTCCAGTCGTTATTAATTAAAGTTGACGATGATGGAGAAAAAGAAGGAGTAATGTTTATAACACCTCCTGCATTAAAAAAATATCTAGCATTATCTGCTGATCCAAAATCTAAAGTAAAGAAATGATCAATTTCTACGTTCCATTGAGTCGTTCTACTTGATGTTAATAACGATTCATCGGAATATTGTCCTGCTGCTATTTTATATATATTTGATGAATTAGTTACTACCGTCAATGCATTTTGCAATGCAGTAACATCTGTAGCAGAAACTTTGGTTGTAGTAGTTATTGTAGGTAAAGTAGGTATAGAAGTTAGAGTTCCTGATGTCCAACTAGGATTTTGAAGTAACCCTTGATGACCTGCTAATTTTAATAAATCAGTTTTTATATTTGCCCAATGAACCTGTCTAATTTTGTTTATTGTAGCTACAGATGTTGGAGACATAGTTAATGTTTGTCCGTATCCAGAACTTCCTGATCCTGTACCTAAAACAGTATTAAGGGGTGTGTAAAAAGCATTATAATCAGCCGCTTTTATTTTTGAACTTTTAGTTGCCATGATGATACCTATCTTTCTAATAATTTATCTCTAAGAAAGCAGGTGAGTAATTTTTTTAGATATTTGTTAATATTCTAGTATTAAATCCAGTAGGAGCAACAACATTAACATTTGATCCAGATGCTCTACGAATAGAAACATTGCTTGTTAATGTTCCATCAACCCAATCTTTGTGGTAGTAGTGAGTTACTTTAGAACTATGAGCATCATCAAAATATATAGTCACATAAATTTTACTTGCTCCGCCATTGGAATTATTTTCAATATCACAAGACATTGTTACATAGTAATGATTTACTGAGTAATGAGAACTATATGTAGAATCTCCTGCCATAGTAAAAACTGTTTGTGCATTATTAGTTAATTGATAAAAACCAATAGAACTTCCAGATCCTACACTATTGCTACTTGTACAAGAACTATGATCAAAAATTATAGTTCCCATGTTATTTAATGTTCTTGTCCAAGACAAATTCTGCTGAGAAACTCTGCCACCTGTTCTAGATGCAGAAAGTCTTAAACTACTGCCACTGTTGAAAAAATATCTAGCTGCTTGTGGATTTCTAAAATCTATTGTAAAAGCATGTCTAACAGTTTCTCCACCATACAATTGTGCTGATTTATAAGAACTATTATTTCCCCAAGGAAGAACTCTATTATTTGACAAATCTGGTGACAATAATTCATCTGAATATTGACCTGAACCTAGTAAAAATCTATTTGTAGATAGAAAATTTAAACAACTTTGATAGGCTTGAAGATGACTTGCTAAAATAATATCGTGCTGATTAATTGTTGGAAGATTAGTAATATGAGAATCATTTTGAAGACCACAGTGTGTTGCTACTTTAATAATATCAGATTTTAATTTAGCAATTTGAACTGCTTTTACTTCATCTACAACACTTGTAACTTGACCACTCAAAAGAGTTTGCCCATAACCATAAGTTGCAGCAATTGGATCATTCGGATAATTAGTAACTTGATCTCCTAATATCCTAGAAAGAAATGATTGTAAGTCATCGAAATCAGTTGATCTAATTAGTGCGCCTGTAGTTGTGGTCATATTTTACATCCCCAATATTAAAGTATGACTGCCATTACTACGCCTGGATCGCTGTCAACCTTGTCTTCGATAGATTTAGCAAACACAGATGTATGTGGATATCCAACTCCGTCTCCAATAGATACAGCGTATCCCGGATTTGATGAGGTTACCAATACATCTCCCTTATGAACAGGACCAACAACTTTTACAGGAACTTTTCCTCTAAGTGCTACTGGTAAGTAATCTGCTGTTTCTCCGCTGTCGTTCATTAAGTATGCAGGATTAGTTGATATAACACCTGCTACTCTACTATCTGCTAATTTCATAGTAAGTGTGATTTCTTTATTTCCACCAAATACTACTACTGTTCCTGGTTCATAAACATTATCTGCTTCATATTTCTCTGCCAAGTCAGCATATTGTGCTCTTGTAGCAATAGCATCAATTGTTCCTGCTGCAAAATTACCATTGTTATCTCTAGCAACAATAGTATTATTTGTATTAGTAGCTGTTGAAACAACATACTTTGTAAGATCAGCAGGATTTGGCGGAGTTCCGTTTGCATAATCAAAATACAAAGTTTTTGCTCTATCAGATGTACCTACTACATTTCCTATGAAGTTACCTCCATGAAAATTATCAGCATATATGTCTTTAGCATATATGTTTCTCCATCTAAGCAATGGTTCACCTAAATCGTATGTATCTGTAAGTCCCGGATCAACTGCACTACCTAGAATTTGCATAGTTTCTTTAACTATAGTACCGTCTTTTATTTTAAAAATAATATTATTTGATTGTGTATTTTGAATAGTTGGAATAGAACTAACAATACCTACACTGAGTGTTTGATTAATACCACCTACTGTAAATCCGTTAGTATCAAACTGAGATGTTCCGTAAAAAACAGAATCTTGAGCAAGTACATATTCATGCGCTGCATGGAATGTGCTAGTTGTTGCATCTAACATTCCATCTGCAGAACTAGCAGTTCCCCAATAGCGATCACCATTAGTTGATACTCCCGAAGAATTATTTGCATCAACTATAGTCATACCAGCATGTATAGTTCCAAAACCTACAATAGGATTAACTGTCTCATTTAAATTGAAAGTATCTTTAGAAATAATAAATTCTATTTTATCATTAATAAATGCTTCCATAATTGCATGTTTATTATTCTGATCGTCTAGAACACTAACACTTTCCCATTGAGTTATTCCCAATCCAGCAACTGCTTGAGGACCAATAAGAACAAATTTAGATATTCCATCAAAAGCATATAACTGGTTAGAATCAGTATTCCACCAAAAATCGCCAGTAGTTAATCCTGGGGGTTCAGTTGGGCCAATCTCTGCACCACCTGTAGTTCTCCAATGTAGAGCATCCCAAAATTTTAATTTTCTGTTTGCAGAATCGTACCATATCTGTCCACTAAGAGCATTTGGAGGAGCAGCAGTATTGGAAAAATTTTCCATCAAATACACAAAATTTTCATTTTGTATATCACCGTATCCTGCGTAATTTTTACCTATTAACTGGATAGTAGTACTACTATTATTTAGAGTACCCTCATCAACGGTTACTAGTGGTGATCCGTTATATCTATTAATTTGATATGGCATTCTAGAAGCTCCTGAACTTTCGTGGTCCGTTTTAAGTATTTATCATATACTGCTAGTTAAATCAGTATCGAAAACCCATGCATTATTCCTTATAATAAATCTTTTTAAATATCTTGTAACAGTTGGGGGGGATCCTGTACCCAAGTGTTGGACATGTACATATGCGTATTTTCCGTCTATATACAAGGATGCTTGTGCTATATCATTTAACATTAGAATAATATTAGTATTAATATTCCCAGATAATCCGTTATCTATAAAAGTTAGTGCTATAGGGGATTGTTGTATTGCTCCCGTTACATAATATTTAGGAACTGCATCATTTAAATTTACAGGAAATCCAACATTTGCAATTCTTGGGTAAACTGTAGTTCCACTAATTGTTCTAGTTACTAGGACAATGTTTCCTGTTCCATTTGGATTTAATTCAAGATCTTGATTAGTTACTGTAGCAGATATCATATTATTAGAAATATTTAAAGTTCCTGCTGTTAAACTAATTTGATGCCCGATTGATGTTAATCCTGGAGCACTAGTAACTGAAGATAATAGTGTAGTTGAATTTAAGATTTCGACTCCGCCAATAGAAAAATATTTTCCTGATCTTAAGTTAAAATTCTCAGAGCAATCAAAAGATTGCGTAGAAAGATTAAACAGCATCGATTTATCTGTTGTTCCTTTAATAACAACGCCGCCACCATCTGCTGCAAGATCAGACGCCGAAAATGCTGATACTTTATTAATTGTTCCTATTACAGGAACACTACTGCCAACTGATGTAACTGTAAGTGTAGTTGAATTAACTATACTTAATATGGATACTGAATTTCCTGCTCCTAAATTTCCACTTCCTGACGCAGATTCAATTCTTTCTCCAATTATTAGTCCTACTGTAGATGATAATCCAGTAATTGTTAATGTCCACGGTCCAGATCCAGGAGTTAAAGGTGGAGAATTATCAACAACTGATGTGATAGTTGCAGTATCACCTATAATAATCGAAGAAACAACTGCTAATTCTAGATTTTTATCATCCACTGTTAGAATAGTTGAATTAATTCTAGTGTTAGTTCCTTCTACTATTAGATCTCCTCTAACTCTCAAATTTCCAGCAACGTCGAGTGCTTGTTGAGGAGTAACTGTCCATAAACCAATTTGGTTTGTACTTGCATCTATATAAATTGGAGTATATGTACCAGTACTGTTCTTTGTTTGAAATAAAATTGATCCTTGATTCAAAACATTTTCTAAAACAAGAGTAGTATTGTTTATTCTAAAATTAGCCGATTGACGTTGTCCAATTGTTAAACCGTTATCATTTTGAATTAATATTTTTTGAGCATTTATTGCTGCTTCATCACTTCTCATAAACTGAGAATCTGTTAAACCATTAAACAAAATCGAATTAGATGATGTTCCACCTGTAATTGAACTAACATTACTATTTGGTGTATATCCTTTGTTTAATCCATTAGAAAATCCTGGAATAGGTGGACTTGGAGTAAAAGTATCTGATGCATAAATTCCAAGTAATGTATCTGAAATATAAAGATAAAGTATAGATCTTGGATTTTTTGTTGAATCGTAAATTGTATCAGCAACAAATCCTGTTATTCCTTGCGATTTTTTCCATGTAGGGCCAGCTAATACTAAATCTGTTCCTGTATGAAACCATAGCTGATTTTCTAAATTATCAATCCAAAAATCACCTGTATTAAAAACAAGAGGTTCTATATCTGCAACAATAGGACCACCTGCTGTTCTCCAACCTGTAGGAGTATAAACTTTTAATCCATCTGATGTGGCATCAAACCATAATTGACCAATAAGAGGATTTGTAGGCTGCGCAACACCTGCAAAATTTTCTAAAAGATAGATAAAATTTTCATTAAGTTGTTGTCCATAATTTGTAAAGTTTTTACCTATGAGAGTAAGATCGGTAGTAGAAGTATTAATTGTACTATCGGCTAATTGGATCAATAAATTTCCATTTGTTAAATTAATAGTATAAGACATTATACAAACTTTCCTGTAAATATGATATAATTGATAGTTACATATGGATTCATAATTTCTATCGGATTAGGATTAGGGTTACCGTGAACATCTTTAATTCCTCCAACCATGTCTCCTGTTTGTGAATTATATGCAGCTTGCCCTGGAATATTCGGGCCATTTCCTAAAATCGAATGTGTATCTGTAGGAGGAATAGTTGTAGGACTAGGATTAATTGTATAATATTCTCCACCTTGATCACCTAAGAAAGTATGTTTATGGTTTGGTATATTAGAAATACCCAATGTTACATTTTCTACGCCGTTAATATTTCCTAGTGTAGAAGCAGAAGTTTGTATAGTGCCACTAGGTGCTTGAGTATTACTGTCAATAGGTCCTAATCTAGATTCAACAGTATCTGAATTATTCATCGTATTGCGACCTAATGCAAATTTTCCTCTTAAATCAGGTAATCTAAATGTAGCAATTCCTGATAAAGATAAAGGATCACCATATGTGTAAAGTAATACCTGAAAAAGATCTGGATAATCGACTCTAGATTTTTCACTTCCGTCACAAAATAGATAACCAGCAGGTGGCGTTGTTCCAGCAAAAGGTAATATAGTTCCTATCGGAATTAATGCAGTATTAGTGAAAAAATTCGATCTTAACATTTTTCCTAATTGACCAGTTCCTGGACGATATATTAAAAGTTCATCAGACCCTTGTGGCGGATTAGGTAATTCTACTTTAGAATCAATAAAATCAACACTAATAGTGGTATTAAAAGTTTTTACTGCAAGACCTGTTGATGGGTCTATTGACCCATCATAAGAAAAACCAGCACTAGTAACATCTCCTGACATATTAAATGTTGTGGAGGATTTAAGATTTGTAGCAGATCCTGTTACACTTCCTGTAACATTTCCTGTTACACTTCCTGTAACATTTCCTACAAAATTTGCAGAATGTATAGAAGCAAATCTTTTACTAGAATTACCTATATTAAAAAGATTATCAATACTAGGTAAAAATATATCAGTTATTCCTGAAGAATTCCCAACATTTATAACACTATTAAATGTTGTTCCACCTTGTACATAAAGATCTTTCTGGATAGTTGCTCCACCAGATATTTGTAATGCCGATCCATTAATATCTCCGTATGTTGCTGTACTAGTAATAGAAACAATATCACTAAAAGTAGAATTACCTTTAACATCAAGTGTAGCACCTGGAGTAAAATTATTAGGTCCTATTCCTACATTTCCTGTAGAATCTGCACGAATAAGTGTAACTGTACTACCAGTACTATCTTTATTTCTAATGTCAAAAGCAGAATTAGATGTTGCATGATAGATATTTCCTATCTTTCCACTATCTACTGATATTTGTAATTGTCCAGATTCTCCTGTTGCTATACCTTGATCTGTCTTTATAGATATTGGATAATTAGTAATATTTGATACATCTTTTCTTAAAAAATTAGATGCAGCAACTAC